AATCAGTAGATACTGCATCAGACCCAGTAGCAAATCCTGTTAAAGCGGCGCCAACATTTGCTGCATCTGTTACGTCAGCACTAGCCTCAATGGCGTCTAGCTTTGTACCATCTGCCGCAACATCACGTCCGTCAACTGTTCCAGAAACAGCTATGTTGCCAGTTACGTCTACGCCTGTGCTGGTGGTGGCGAGTTTTTGTGAGCCGTTGTAATAAGCAGTCACGGCTCCGTTAGTAATGCAATCAATAAAACTTTCTGTGCCGCCTTCACGCTTTAGAAATAAATTGGTTGCCTCAATATTAAAGCTACCTGCACCAGTTTCTTTAATGTAAGAAGAATTGCTAGTACCATCATGGTAAATCTGTAAATCAGACCCAGCACCAAAAATGGCCTTGTCGTTGTCGCCGAAGTTTATGTCCGCAGACGTTGTAGCACCGTCCATTGTCACTGTGCCAGTTACGTCAATACCTGTGGAGGTGGTGGCGAGTTTGACTGAGCCGTTGTGATACAAATCAACTTGAGAACCATCTATGGCTCTAATTAAATTCTGTGTATCGGCACTGTTTGTTACATAAAAGTCCGTAGAATTTACAGTTAAAGAGCCAGAGCCTGCATCTTTAATTCGGCTGTTATTCCCATCGTGATAAATCTGCAAATCACTGCCAGCACCGAATATGGCCTTGTCGTTGTCGCCGAAGGACAAGTTGCCCGTCATGCTATCGCCAGTCACAGCAACGAAGTCTGTGGCTGCGGAGGTGGCAGCGGTTCCTAAGTCACCCGGCTGTGTAGCTGTATCAGCAAGAACACCCTGTGCCGCTGTAGCGTAGTCTGTGGCGGCTGTAGTAGCAGCAGTGCCAAGGCCAAGGTTCGTGCGGGATGCAGCAGCGTCAGCAACGTCAGACAGGTTGTTAGCACCAAACATAGCACCAGATAGAGAAGCATATGCAGCAACCCAAAGGCTACCATCATACACCTTCATAATGTTGTCAGTCGTATTGAAGTACAAAGCGCCTGAAACCAGTGCGTTACCATCGTTGTCTAAAGTTGGGTCAGCAGTTTTTTGACCTAAATAGCGGTCATCAAATGAATCTAATGCAGCAAGCGCAGCATCCTTAGATGCCTGAGCAGATGATGCAGATGATGCAGCAGACGTTGCCGATGTGGCAGCTTCTCCAGCTTTAGTCGTTGCTATGCCAGCCTGCGTTGTCGCCGTTGCGGCGCTGGTTGCTGCGTTGGTCTCGCTTGTTGACGCATTAGATGCGCTTGTAGAAGCAGCAGATGCACTTGAAGCAGCATTAGTCTCTGCTGTTTCGGCATTAGTCTCCGCAGTTTCAGCAGCGGCCTGCGCAGCGACACTAGCAATGCGAGAGGCTTCACTTAGTGTGGCGCTGCTAGAGGCATTTGACTCACTGGTTGAGGCGTTGGACTCGCTGGTTGCCGCAGCGCTTTCACTGGCTAGAGCAGCAGCGGCACTAGCAGCGCTTTCAGCAGCTTTGGTTGTAGATATGCCAGCCTGTGTTGTTGCCGTTGATGCGCTTGTTGAAGCATTTGTCTCAGAAGTAGCAGCGTTACTTTCAGATGTTGCAGCATTTGATGCACTAGTTGCAGCTTCCGCAGCTTTTGTAGTTGCTGTTGCAGCATTTGCAGATGCGTTTTGTATCTCTGTAATATTTGCAGCCGCAGTATTTACAGAAGCAATAGAGCTTGCAACCGTACCAATATCAGTTCCATCAGCAGCAACAGTATTAATGTTAGATTCATTACCAGCTACGCTAGTTACGTTTGAGCTAATGCCAGCAACAGTTGTTACGTTAGATGAAATGCCAGCAACAGTTTGTATAGCGTCAGTCGCATCTGTTCCGTCCTCGATGTCAGCAAGCGTTGCTATGTCACCGGAGATAGACGCTAAAGTATTACCATCAGCAAGGGTAGCACTTAGCTCAATGTTACCTGTTGTTTCATTAAAGCCAATCAGCTTGCCCTTACGAGTATCTGCGTCAGGCAGCTCTAATACTGGATTAACTTCTGAGTTAGGCGCAGTGATAGAACGATTAGCTTTGTCTTGGTTATCAGCAGCAATAGCGGTGAGCGTATCTAGCTGTGTGTTAAGAGCAGCGCGGTTAATGTCTACACCAGTTACAAAGTCTGACGTTCTTTCAATGGCAATGCTACGAGAAATAACGACAGTTGATCCGCCTGCCGCTCCCGTCACAGACATTGTTATTGTGCCTGTAGACCCGTCACCACCGCTGACTGTGTAATGGGTAGTAATAGTCTTCAGAACATCGTCAACGTAAACACTCAGATCGCCGTCATTAAAGAACTCAAAAGGTACAGAGAAAGAAGTTTGAGTAACTCCAGATGCGACTGTGTAATTAACTCGGGCTGCATTGTTTGAAATATCAATTGTCATGTTTGCTCACCTTGTTTTCCCCTTTATTGCACACAGCGTTTTGTTTGACCAACGCACAAAATAACTAGGACAGATTAGCTTCCCCAACCTCTTGTAAGTTGGTTAATATCATCCTTAATAAAATAATTTCTCATGAACGGCAAAGCTCTAACGGCATTTTTTGCTCCTTCACCAAAGTTACCGTTAATCATTTCATTTACAGACTGCATCATATCAAGCCCCCATGACGGACCAGCACCAGCAAAGCCACCGATTGCATCCATTGTGCTAGGCTCTTGAGGAAACTTAGGGCTAATAAAACCGTTAGTAATATTCGGCCCAGCAAGAGCTAGCGTTGTGTGCATAGATGTATAGAACAAGTCAGAGTACAAAGCAGCCACGCCGCTTGTGTCAAATGATCGAGCGAACTTATCCCGCCAATCCATCTCGTCCCAAATGTAATCTGGCGTTCTGATACTCAATGATAAATAAGCAAGACTAAGCATAGTAGTTATACCAATAGCCCTGTTTTTCACTTGGCCTGAAGCAATAGCACCAATTGTTTTGTTTACATTTGCCAAAGTGTAGCTGTAAAACTGAAACGGCAAACCCATAAACCCACTAGCAACACGCGCATAGCCGGGATAGTTTGCGTCTTCAACCATACCAAATTTGCCAGCTACATTCATAGGAATGTAAGCAACTCCGTCTGTAATAATAGGCTTATCAGCAGGCGTACCATTCATAATTACGTTCATTATGTTGCTGTTTAAAGCAACTCTGTATTTAGTTACTAAGGCTTCATCCGCCCAGCCATCAGTGTTTGCAACATAGAGGCCACTGTCCATTGTTTGAACTGGCTGTTTTGCTATAGCCGCAGCATCTTCAGCGCCAATGCCATGTCTAGCAAGCCAAGTCTTTTCCATTTTAGTGAGAGCAGCGTAGCGCTTAGAGTAGTCAATAATAGTATGACCATCAATAATACCAGCAAGCTGTTTAGCAATTCCAGTTAAAGGAGCTAGACCGTTAAGAGTGTAGAAAGCATTTCGCGCGCCATTTAAAATGGCACTAGAGTCAATGTTATTTGACAGGTCTTCTGTTATTCTCATGTTAGCCAAGCCCTTGAGAATATCAATTGCCTCACCAGCTTTGCGAATTTCATTTTGCGGTAGATAAAGATTGTTTTTGTTTACAATCTCTTGCATTCCTTTTGCAATAGATTCTAAATCGTACTCTAAAACAATGCGCCCAAAATCAGGAATAGCAGAAAGGCCAGCAGAACCCATATAGCTAAATGAAGCTGCTTCTCTAAGGAAGTTAGCCATGCCGCGCTCTAACTTTCCAACAACAGTAGATGGCTCTCTATGCAGTGTGCCAACAACTCGATCATACATATGGCGATAATCTTTCATCACCTTGTTTATTTCTTTGGTGCTATACCCACTGGCAATCATTTCAAGACGCATGTCAAACATAACTGAATCAACATCTTTGCCAAATTCTTTTGCGTATTCATAACGCGGCTCAATCCTAGCAGCATATGTTCTAATTGCAGCCAAGGGATCAGTGTACATAAACTCAAGAACAAGATTATTAGGTATGTCTAAATTTCTATGGCGAAAATGCTTAGAACGACCAGCTTGAGGTAACATTCCTACATCAAGACCAGCAGCCTCTAAGCTAGTTGGGTCTTCGTCACCAAGTATTCTATCAATTGTTTTGTCTACGCGCGCCATAATATCAGCATCGTTATCTGAAAGAACTATTCGTGTAGACTTGCCAAGCCCAGCATCGTACTCGTCAACGTATGGATGCTTTTTAAACCAATCAAACAAACGCTTACCAAACTCTTCACGGTTTTTCTTGATTGCTCGTTTATCCCAGAAACGTGGGAAGAAAAGCTCGTCAACAGATGAGTCTGGTTTCTTTCCACTAAGCTCTATTAAATCTCCACCTCCCTCAACATTCCTGTTATCTAGCGCTATGCGCCGACCACGATTGACGTTAATCCTAGTTTCAATTTCCTTAACCCTTGCCTGCAAAACAGGAATTGTTTTCTTAGACCTATTATCTTTGCGCAACTTTTCTGTTCTTAGCTTTTCCTGCAATCCCATAAGCTCAGTTTCAAGTCTAGCAATACGGCTGTCTAAACCAGCCTTGTTACTAATTTGCCCCGTTTCCTCAAGGCGTTTCTGTGCTTTGCTAAAATACTCTGTAACTAAATTTGCTGCTTGGCTTTCTGCATCTGACATAGCATCACCACGAATACGTTTCTCGTTAATGCGTGTTAGCCACTTAGAGTAAGTGTTGTCAGAAAATGTAGCCTTACGATAAGTGTCTCCAAGGTTAATATCCAATTTGTCCAGAACAGCTATCTGAGTATCTTTACCCCATATCTTTACAAGCTCATCGTGCAACGTGACCCAGCGCCCATTAGCAACTCCAATTCTTTGAAACACAGAGTTAGGCGTAGGAAGGTTTACTGAGTTAAGGGCAAGCGCCATACCGCTATCGTTGTAACTTCTAACAAATATTTCTTTAATCATGTTTGGGTATCTGCCCATTAAAGTGCGCTTTATTGGGGTAGAAATAGCTTTAAAGAATGGGCTTTTAGTAAAAGCATTTTCAACAATGCTCCACTTATTGTTTACGTCAAAACCTAAATCGTTAAGGTCTCGAATGCCTAGCTCGTTTTTGTGATACTGAGATTGCTCTAGTGCAGAGTTAAGAGAGTCCTCTGCTTTAGCGCGAGATGCGTCAGAAAGATTAGGGTTAGAAAGAATTTCACGTTGCGCTTCTGCTTTGTCGTCAAAAACTCTAGCTAACTGCAACAAATCTTCTGTGCTAACATTGCCTAAAGGCCTTTCAGCTTTTGGCACTGCAATAGCTTCTGGAGTCAAGCCTTCAATGCGTTCCAAGCGAGTAACTGTTTGAAAATAATCTTCGTGAGCAAGTTTCGTTTTGTTGTAAACTTTTGCAGCAGTTCCGCTAAGGGCGCCGCCTATAGCCCCACCAAAAACAGTTGCTGAAATTACGTTCATTGCTTGCTCTTCAAAACTTCTTAAAGGGTCTTTAAAGCCGAGAACTGCTTCAGCTCCCGTTTCAACAGTCGCAACTCCAGCAGCGGTTCTAGCAAACCCTACTGCCGTAGATCTTAGAGCGCTAGTACCAATAGCAGCAGGTCCAGCAAACGGAATAGCTATAGCGTTAATTGGATTTAACAAAGAAGAAACAAAAACATTACCGCCAGAAGCATCCGCAAGAGTCTGGCGAGCCTCCATGCCTACATCTAAGCCACGTTTAAGAAAAGACATATGCTCAGGGCTTGTTGCATGGATTAAATGACTAGCAAACTCCTTGTAGCCCTCCATATCACCCCAAGCATCATAACCATCTTGAACCTGATTTCCGTAATAGATTTGACTATCGACTGCATATGCAGCTGCGCTAAAAGTTTTAGTTATTTCAGCGTTAATAGTTTGCCCAAGGCTAGGACGAGGACTGTAATCAACTGTTCGTTGAGGATTTAAGGGGACAAACTGATTTGGGTCTGCCATAGCTTATTCTCCTCTTGTGCCTATAGGCCTGATTGTAATTTTTAATGGCTCTATTGGTTCAACTGAATCTAAATTTTCTAACTCTTGAACGGTCATTCGTTTTCTTCTCATATTCTGTATGTTTGATACAGACGCTTTAGCAGTCGCAGCAGCTTTTAAAGTGTTGCGAAGTTGATTTTGTGTTTCTGCTTTAACAAACTCTGTCCACTCAAGATCTGAGTTTTTAATAATAAGCGGAGAAGTATCAAACTCATTAATCTTGAAGGTAACTGGTTTAGACAAGCCATCATTAAGACTTAGTCGCTCATGAACCATGTAAGTAACAATACCATTCTGCATGTTAGACAAAGGCTCTAAGAAATAAGCGCCTACATCTTCTGGGTCTGAGCTAATAACAGGGTTATCAACTTTAAGAGCGTTAGATATTTTTCGGCTTACAAAACTAAGAAACTCATCGGGATAGTTAGGCGCTGCTTGCGCAATAGTTGCATCAGTTCTGCTTGAGCCACCGATAGGCTGAACGTAACCGTCAGTTTGAACAAACCGTTTTCTCATATCTTCTGCAATTATTTTTAATGCTTTTGTGTATGTTAAAGCGCTATCAGGATCGGACAGAGCCAACATGCCTTGCTCAATAAACATAGCCTCAGCAGCATCAATAGCGTGATTGGGAATGTTGTGAAGCCCATCAATAGAAAGTATGCGGTCCCTAACTGTAACATTTTGAGTTTTGCGGCCCTCTTTTACTTGACCTGTGTTGGACCAAGTTTGGAATTTAATTTTAGCGTTTGGATCATTTTGTAACTCAAGTCTGTTTGAAATAATCCGAGAAACGTCTTCTGGTCTATAGCCCAAAACTGTTGTGGCATTCTCAAGATAGTTTAGCATCGCTACTGTTTTGCCATCTAAAGCAACTGCACCCGCTGTTGGCACCACTGAGCCAGCAAAGATGCGTTCTTTAACATTTGACCACACAGATAACGTGTCTTGAAAGTTTGCCATACTGCCGTTTGCAAGGGCAGTAAACCTATCGGTCATAACCTCCCCAAACTGATTACTTTGCATCATTGTGCTTATAATTGCTTGCCCTTCTGGGGAGGTAGACCAACCTTCTTGGGAAGCAAAAATTCTAAAATCACTTTGAAGATAGTTACTAAACTGTTCATCTAAAGCCTTAGAAGACCTGTCTGTTACTGGCTCATTTCCAGAAAGCACGCTTGAAGCAAAATCCATTTCTTTTTGCTGAAGCTCAAAAGCTTTAAGATCATTCTTTCTTTTATTAAGAATTGTACCGAAATCAGTAACAAGGGGATTGCGTTGATCTTTTGTGCCAATGTTATTAGTTCCACTTGCGTAAGCAATAGCACCTTCAATAAGAGACTGCTGTTGTGGTGTTAGAGTGCCAACATCCTTGCTTCCGTTAAAGACAGGAATAAAAGAATTAATCTGATCTACTGTTGGGTTTGTACCAATAAATGCGTTTAAGAATGCAGTTGCACTATTAGCAGCGGCTATGTCTTTAATCGCATTACGTTCTTCTTCTGGAAGGTCTGGATAGCCAGTGTTTATTATTGAAGCTACAGATACAGCTCTGTCTTGAACAACATTTAAATCAGTCTCATTTCTAATACTATCAGCGTAAGGAAGAATTGTTTGACTTGCTGAAATAGATGCTTGTATTTTTGCTATCTCTTTTGCCTGTTTTTCAAGTCGAGCATTTTCAGAAGCTCCGCTTTCTTTCCAAGAATTTGCTCTAGAAAATAGCTTATCTTTAATTTCAGGATTGAATTGTACTAACCGAAATATTTCAATCAAAGAACTTTTAGAAGATTCAGGGGCATCGTTAGGATTCCCAAGAGTTAAAGCCTTTTGTAATGAATTTACCTGATCTGGAGTTAGATCTTTAATGGCTATAGTAAGCAAGCCTTGAGCTAAAGCCATTGCCTCATTGCTAATTTCTTTAGCTTCTGCTTGAGCAGCATCATCCAACCCGGCATCTTTGTAGTCACTAATTGTTTCACTGCGACCTTTAATAGTTTCAAGAAACTCTGTTACAAGTTCTGTAGGATTTGATGCCTGCTCAATATCAGCTCTTATTCTTGCTATTTTAGCTGGACCATAAACGTTACCTGCTAAGACATCATCTCCAAGCTCTATGGCGTCTTTTATGCTAGTAAGAATAGCCTTCTTATTTGACCCGTTAGCGTCATAAAGCGGAGATAACAACTTAGAAATATTTTCTACATAAGATGTAGTTTTTTCATCTAAACCACTGTCTTCAGAAATTTCACCAGAAGATAATGCCTCTAATACAGCAGTCATAGCAAGCTGAGTCTCACCTTCTCCAGACTTAGAAGAGAGATGTTCCATCAAGCCTACGCTTAAACCATTTAAGAATCCGCCAATTATAGCGCGCTCTTGCATTTGATTTGTTTCAACTTGAATTTGTACTTGAGGTCCACCCTCTCTAATTAAAGCAGCGCTTTGATTACGAAGGGTTTCGACATTAAAAACAACTGTGTTGGCTAAACCACGTATTGCACTTGGATCGTTCTCTAAATTAGATGCGCTTTTTAAAAACCCTTGAGAGATTAAACCTAAATCGTTTCTAGCAAGAAACGCATCCTGTTGAATTTCAAGTGCCTTTTCTCTGTCGGCTATTTGCTGCCTTGTTGCTGCAAGGCTAGTTAAATCAGAAACCGTTTCGGACGCTGACGCCGTGTAAGCCGCTAAAGAGCTGACATCAGAACCAAACTCAGACATAGTAAGCGCAATGCTCTTATACTTAGCAGGCACTAAAGAAGGAATACCAGAGTCTATTGCATCTCTTAGTTGAGCTAAGATTTCTGGGTCTGTTTCGTTTTTAATTGCATACGACAAAGCTCCTATAGCCTTGCGTAGCTTTGCTTTTTTAGGATGATTTATTGTCTCTGTTCTTTTAAAAAGATTAGAGTTTACAGCATTAGAAACACCAGTTTTTACTTGGGATTCTATTAGCCTTACTTGCTCTGAATCGGGACCAAACATCTTAGCTGCATGTTCAAGTGCATCAAGTCCTTCTCTTTGCTGTAGCGCAGCAGACTCAGCTAATTCCTGACGCTCCCTAGCAGCTTGATCTGCAACCATTTTTGCAAACGTGCCATCGTGATATGAGTCGCCAAGGTCTGAGATATATGATTTATACCCTGGCCCATCAGCCGCATCCTTCATAGATTTCAAATAAGTTTGGAACGCTTGACTATACTGCGCCGCACCATTTCTGTTGTTTTTATAACGCTCAGAAAGTTCAAACGCTTTGACTTTTATTTCATTATCAATTGCGCTTTGAAATCTAGCTTGAGCTACTTTGTTGTAAGCATCAGAAGCAACAGTGCCAAAGCCTTCCGGTGGCTCTAGAGGAACAGGCAAACCAGTTTCGGGATCAACTACTGTTGCCATTTGCGCTGCTTCTGCGCCTTGTTCAGACGCATATCGAGACGCTTGCTCAAAAGCCAATTGACCCAAAGAGCTAAGGCTTTGCTGAATGGCTTGGCCTTCAATGCTTGCAGCTTGAGACGCTCTAGAAACGCCTATCGGGCCAATCTTAAATTTAGCGCTTTCTCTAACAATAGCCATTTTAGACCCCTGTAACTTTAGTTCTTGTAACTTTAGTTTTTGAGTAGTCGCTTATAGAACTGACTACAGATGTAAACGCATTAAAGTATGCAGCATTTTTTCTAGCTCTGCCTTCTTGACGAATAACAGCAGATTGAGCTTTAATTTTTGAGGCTTCGGCAGCGCCCATAAAATCAGAAACCCTCAAGTCTTTTGCAACAACTTTTTTTTGCCTTTGAAAAAAATCGTTAATACTTGGGCTGTCATAAACATCTCTATCACTAGCAGAGAAAGCAGCAATGTTAGCTGATACATTAGACCTATACTCTTCAAGTCTATTGTTATGCCTCTGTAGTGCCTCTGCTTCAGTTCGCACAGCATCAGTATCGTTGTTAAACGCTTGCAGCTCATCTGCTCTACGTTGTTCTTCAGCACTTTTTATTGCCTGACCTGCTTTTAAGAGGCCTATTCCTAAGTTTGCTATTGCAAAAAATGATGCCATTAGAATATTAACTCCGCAATAAGACCATTAACCTGAAGTGAAAGCGGATCGTCTTGTTCGATTGTAATCTTAGGGTCTCTGCTGTGACCTAAGATTCTGATTTCCTTTTTCCCAGTAAAGGAATTGTCTTGAACAAAAGAACGATTGTTTACTTTTAGAGATCGGGTTTGTTTTAGATCAAGAACAGTAGTGCCAATGCCTCTAACCTCACCTGTCATTGGACCGTTGCTGATTGAAGCATCAATTGAATTGGTTACAATTTTTGCTGTAAACTTTTTACCTACATAAGCGTGAGTAAAGGCTGACTCACTATATGCGCTAAGGTCTATTTCTTCTGAAGCATTTACTGTTATCTGGCCAAGATATGACTGCTTACCGCTCTTAACCCCTATAACGTCAACAACGTCCCCGCTATTATAAAGAGAGCTTACATCAACTGTATTTGTGGAGACAGCTTCATATAGATAGAAGTCTAAGCCAACATCATTGGCAAACTCACAGAGTTGAAGTTTGTTATTTTCATCATATAAATTTGCAAACAGTCTGTTGTGAACTGCAACTGTGCCATCAAAGTTTCCAAGTGATGTAACTCTGGTCCAAGACGCTCTTTTTTCTGCGCGATTAGATGAGAACAAAGCTCCTTCACCGCTACCCAAAATAAAGAAAGCATAGGAATCAGGCAAATCAAAAGCTGAGTGGACAACTGTCATAGCTCTTGGATGGTCAATCAAGTGAGAAGACAAGGTTGATACCGCAGAGGCCGTGTAAGCGTCCTCTCCGTCCGTGTATAGGTATTCCCTAACTGTATGCCCGTCATGCTGAACAAAGACTGTAGCCCCGTCTATAGACGCTGGTTGGATGTAATCAGTTCCATATGGGGTCTGTTTTCTTATTTGAGCATTAGTCGGCGTAATAGATTGGTTTAAGTAAGTTGGAACATAAAGCTCACCTGAAGCACCAAATACTTGCAAATCTCTGTTAGAGATTAAGTATCGAATTTCATTCACCTGACCAGTCGCAGCAGTAAGATCAATTGAGTCAGTATCTTCTGCATCTCCAGTGTCAAAGTTAAAAAACTTACCTATCTGGCTCATAAAGATTGTATCTGGTTGAGCTAAAGTTCCAGCAAACACTAATCTGTTTTCATGGAAACAGACAGCAGCAGGATAGCCCCTAACAGCAGAGAAAGCCTGCTCACTCCAATCTGTTGTTGGCGAATGAGTTACTAACTTAACATATCCTCCCCCGTCTTCAGAAGAGCTAGCAGAGCCTCCAGCAACAAAGGTATATGTGTTCTCGTCTATAATCTCTGCAATTGTTCTTGCGCCGTTAAGATTGCCAGTATTGATACCACCCGTAGCGGCAGCATCTTCAATAGTAATTGATTCACCGCCAGAAAATCCATGAGCTATATGTGTTACCTCAACAGTTGATGACCCCTCTGTTGTTCTAAGAGGATTAAGAACAGCAAGTCTAATTTTAAGGGTATCAACAACATTTCCAGTAGCAGATGTTGCAGAAGCAACAGCAGTAATTTCTATTTCGGATTCATGGTATCTAATGATTGTTCCAACATGATCGTTAGTCCAATAATCGGAGCTTGTAACAAGTGTTACTCCAGTACCAGTAGTAGCGGAAGGATCTAAAGTTACGCCCTGAGACTGAAAGTCATAGTAAGGTTGATAAATTTTATTACCATCTGATCTTTGGTCAAACGAAAAAGTGCTAACTTCAAACGTAGTAAGGCTTGTTCTAGTTATAACTCGAGGAGCAAAGAGGGGGTGGCATACAAATAATACATCACCATACTGAGCAAAGCTGTATTGATTTAAATAGTCTTGGTCAAATGGAAGAGCAGCAGAGTTTGTATCTGTAGTTACAGTTGCAACAAGGCTTACTGTATCATTATCAACTAAACGAAAGAACCTTGCTTTTTGATGTTCAATAGAAACAACGTACTGCTCGTTATCATCAAAAACAAATGACGTAAGATGTGACTTGTCAGGATTGTTTGCATCATATGTAAGGTTATAGTCATAAACATGACGAAGACCGTGCCGTTTCTTCAAAGAACCCTCAGACATTACAATAAAATTCTCAACTCTTTCGGCAGAAGAATTAAGAATTGGTGTGTCTATACGGCTTGATAGTGAATCGCTGACTTCGCCAAACTGAAAGCTACTTATTGGAACTCTAACTTTCTGCATTAACTTCGCCTTTCAGCAATAAACCTCGATGTGTTTAGCTTACGATTTGTCTGTGTCTGAGACTGCAAACGTCTAGCTTGGGTCATCTGAAAGTTAGCCTTCTGCTCCATGAGAGTAGCCAACTGGGAATCCCTAGCAACAGATACAGCAAGGACACCAGCCATAACATACTCAACAGCAGTGACAAAATAAGGAGGCCAATCAACTTCATTGGCACGGAAAACATAATCAGCAATAAGAACTTCATTCTCAGAAGAATTGCAAAAAACCTTTGAGCCATAGCTGTCATACTTAATTGGATAATCATTAACAGTAACTCCCGACAACATAATGCACTCAGAAGGAAGCTGATAAGCTGCGTCCCAACGTCCAGAGGGCGCATCTGTTAATCTGTTAAGGACAGCTTGATCTGTAGCAAAGCGCCAACGTGAGTTAGTCAAAGCTGATCGAGCCATGTCTTCGTACATTGCGTCACAAATTGTTGCTTCCGCAGTGCCATCATCAAAAGACTGAATCACATCACCGCCGATAAGCAATGATGCGCGAGAACAAATCTTGATGGGTGTGTTTGCTACATCTGGCATTTGAAGTCGGGGGGCCGAAACCCCCCGCCCTACTTAGTTGTTGTCGAGAACTTCGTAGATACCATCAGCGTCAATTACGACAGCGCCCATGGACATCATAGAAGTTGCAAGATGCGAAACTTTTTGCGGTACATAGTTTACCTCAGTAGTCACATCGGCGTTGATGCCGAGGCCAACTGAAGAGGTATGGTACGCAAAGTTTTTGCCGCCAGCTACAGCAGACGTTGAGAAAATCTTGAAGCCCAAGAACTCTTTCATTGTCATGCCGCCTGCGAATGGCAGGTTCTGTGGCCCTACATAGTCGGACGATGCAAACTCGTTGATGGAGAACAAGTCAGCAAAACCAGCAGGAGACATAGCAAGATAGCGTTGGCCATCTTCCGGAATGTCGGCTGTGCCGAATGTAGAGAACAATGTCAGCAGGTCATCTTTGACCAGTGCGCCAGCAGTGTCAGCAATCTGAGTTGCGTTTGCACCAGCGTCCATAGCTGTAATGAGGATTTCATCAGTCTTACGACCGAGTGCAGCAGCAGCAGATTGTGCTACAGCTTGACGCTCGTTGATGTTGATCTTCAGCTCATCGAGCTTGTCGATGTACTCAGGTGCGTAGAAGTCAGCCATTGTTGCTTCTACGTTGGTGTGTGCCAGTTCCATAGCTGTAACGTCACCGTTACGAGCTTTGGTGTTAGCAGCACCTTTGCCAATTTTTTGAAAACGAGCAACCGAACCAGTTACATTTGAAGAACGAACAGTGTTGCGGAGCTTGCTGCCCATACGCTGATACGCCAAATGTACTTCTGTTTCGAACTGCTTGATGAAGGCTTGGTCGATAGTATTAGCCATTTTATCAGTCCTTAGATGAAGTTACGATTCAACGGGTGTCCGCTCTTTCACGTCAGCAAGGGTGTCCTTTCGGGCCTTTCAGTGCGTTACGGGCCGTAGTGCCTCATTGTAAACAATCTTTTTGTCTGGATTGCAACGCACAAAATCAACATACTTGTTTGCATCTACTTGGTGTATCCCTACAGGCTCAAAGCCTAACCACGCTGCCCAATTAAGCATTCCCTCATAATCTGCTAAGATTGTCATGCTCATATAGGTTTCGCTTTGATCGAAGAAGTTGACTAACAACTTAGACCCACGCGCTATAGCGTGAAAGTTTTGCTTCAAACCATCTGAAAACATTGAAAACATTTGAGGGGATTCTTGGTCATCATTGTACCAAAGCCCACCAACCATAAGGAAAGTATCGTCATTACGTCTGCAAAGATAGGAGTCAGAGGTCTCATACATTTCGTGGAGGGCTTGCCGAATGTCTGTATGTCCCAGCAAAATAAGCTCTCTTTTATTTTCTGAGCTTAGGTTCTCGGCCACCTCGTCAACGTGGCCAAGAGTAAACGGGGTGAGATAGTAATCACCCCGCTTTAGTATCTTAATCTCGGTAGACCTGTTTGAAGCCAGCTTCGACTTCCCGTACAAAGTTTGGGTCTCGGTCTTTTGGACTGTAATATCTTGGATCATTCATCATCTCCCTGAGCTTTGCCTCACTCAGTCCAGCTGTTGGCTGAGTATTCCCAGCAAATGATCCACCTTTTAGTGCTTCTTGTATAGCCTCTAGCGCAAGAATGCCCTCATGGCTTTCGCACATACGCTCGATTGCCGGCATAGATTCTTCTGGAAAGAACTTACTAGCAAACATAGATGCAGCCTCAATGCGAGTATCTGCATTCTCACCTAGCTTTGCGGCCTCTGCTTCTAAGTCAGGACCGCTGTCTGTACCAACGGACTGAGCATACATCTCGATACCCTGCTTAAACTCTTCTTGTGAGAAACCGTTTTCAAACGCATGTTCAGACCACCACTTTAAAAGCTCATTGTCTACAGAGGCTTCTGGGTCGATGATGTCAGGAAGCTCATAGTCGCCTGCGCTTTCTGGGCGGCTGCTAAATGCTTCTTGCTGAAGCTCTTCAAGCAAGCTGTTGCGAATGTCTTCTTCTTTGCTGCCTAGCTTAGATGAAAGCTCCGAGTAAGCCTTGGCTAAGTCCTCACCAGTCTTGTACTTTTCTGGTAGCCACTCAGGACGTTCCTCAGTTTGTGACGTTACGTCACTTTCGATAACATAGTCTCGTGACGTTGCGTCACTTTCGGCTACTTCGACTTCTTCACTCATTTGTTTTTGCTCCTATGTGCATGTGAGATACGCTGTTCAATAAGACCAACAATGTAACGCTGGCCTTCAACGTGTCTCAACTCCTCCGTTGTCACGTTAGGACCGTGAACCATCTCAATGGTTACGGACCGCAAGTAACTCAACACCTGTTTCCCTGTAGGTGTTGAGAATATTTCAGCAATATTTTTACTGATTTCAACGTCTTTCTCGGCGGACCTTTGAAACCCGTCCTTTCCGATATTAACCTTGTTGTTCAACAGGCGCTCCCATTTGTTGCTGTGCCATTTGTTGCTGTGCCATTTGTTGCGCCATT